AAAATTCTTCCAAACCAATAACAGCCCACGCATGATTTTCGCTAAGCCAAACACCTCGCTTACTGAGGTCATTTGGCCTGTCCTTCACCCGATAGACTGGAATGTGAAACTGAATACAAAGCAACTCAATTTCATCGACTGACTCATTGCGAGCAGCCTCAATGACACTAGCGTTGTCTGTAAAGAATGAAATCGCATAAGCAGCACAATCAGTCTCCTTTTGCTGAACAACAAGTCGTTTGCCATGATTTTCAGCTTGAACCAGATCGTAAAATAATGAACGCTCTCGCATAGCGAGATAAAGTTCAAGTACGCAATCCAACAAGCTTGGCTCAAAGTCAGAATAAGCTTCACGAACAGCATGTTTCAAATAATTGAGATCAGATTCTGAGAGTGCCACATAACGATCATAGAAAGCTTCCGCTAGTTGATTGACACGATCCATGTCCTTAGCTGGCTTTGTCATAGCTTTACATATCATTCTGACAGGATCAGGCACAATCGAAGCCTCAAGAAAGAATCTCCCTGCATGATAAGGTGGCTTGTTGAAATCCTCGGTGAGTTGTGTCGCCCTGATCTCTGGTACAGAGACAGGCAACAATGGCAATATCGCATCGCTAATATAGTCATCCCCTTTCACGACTAACGTGGAAGTACTCAAACCCACAACACCGAAGCGCTCAACCATAACGGTTAGCACTTCAAAAATGTTACGGATGAGAGTAAAAGGATCACCAGAACCAAGGTTGTTCTCAGCTTGACCATCATAAAGTCCGGAATGCAGAGAACGATAACGATAGAAAGTGGATTGACGCTCATAAAGTTCAGCCAGTTCAGATGGAACGCCGAAATGTTCCAGAGCCAATCGGAAAACACGCAAAGTCACAGGTGTGTGACTAGTGTCTTGACGCTTAACATCTGCCTGATAGTTCTCATTCAAGAAACGAGCAAAGGCTCCACAATCACGAAGCCCCCTAGCAAGATCAGCATCAGAATAACCCGAATCCAAGAATACACCAGTGCGACAGCCCAAGCGGACATTTCGCAAAAATGTCTTGCTCCAAGGCCCGAGCATTGCGTTGTAGTCAGGAGGACTAGCCAACACAGTTTGACCATAGTTCTCCTCAAGTGCAAAGCTCCGTTTGACCTTGACCTTGACTTGCGTCTTGAGGAAACCATATGAACGTACAGAAGCGCTAGTCAACCCAAATGGGTCACTTAACATGAACTTACGCGTGAAATCAGAACTCCTGCCGCCAATCCAATCATCAACCATTGGGGCAGTCGAGAAATCCCGTTCGTTGTCTGCGTCAAAGAAAGCAGCTAGCACATCTTTGAACAATCGTTCCCCTTCTGCTTTTATATAAGCAGGATCATGATCGATTTGTCTTGGCCTAGCCGTCCGCTCAACCACATTCTTGAGATCAAGTACTTCATCCTTGGAGGTTTGATTAACCGCTAAACGGTTCATGCCCTCAAACACCGCTTGAATTGGTTCAGTTTCAACAAATGCTGGGCGCCTTACTGACCACAAACCCATAGCTTGAGCAAAAACAGGGTACTTAACCGCATCTGTTTCTGCATAAGGTTTCGTCTCTCCTACGAGAGTAAGAAAATTGTGTTGGACCAAATTCTTTGTGTTCTCTTTGTCGCCGGCTTCAGCCTTTGGCCAAGGCCTCCAATCCTCTTTGATTGGGCCCAAAGAAGCAATTTTCTCCAGTTGAGGGAACATCCCGCGCTGTTGCATAAGTTCCAAGATAGGGGATTCTTTATATCTCCTGGATTGGTAAGTCTTGAGAGGTGCATCCATACATTCCTTTGCTTGAACCTTGGTCAATCTACCATCGACTTTGGCCCATTGTTCAAATTGAAGGCCATGAAAATCACCTAGATCATGCTGAAAGCATCCCATAACCATTCCTTTAGAATGTCTGGAAGTCGCAACGTACAACATGCCGCGCTGGTTGGAAAACCAGCGTTCGGATTTTGTGATTGCAGAACAGAGCATGAAAGCAAATTCTGTCCTCGAGCCTTGTGCTCTACTGACCGAAAGCCAATCATCCATATTGTCCATCCTATAGCCCATTTCTTCATCTGTCCGCTCCCAGCCCAATCTTGGTTCCAACTTATCCTTGAACACCATAGCGTTGAGATACTCTCTCCTACCCACCCAGTCAAAAGAGATGTGGTTATGACCGACAAAATAGATCGAGTGCTTCTTGGGATTCCGAGTTTGAAACAATGGCAAGAATTTGTCACCTTCGGCGGCCCACTTGAGTATTTGAAGCGCGTCCAATGGCATGGTATTTGAAACCAACATTCTCATCATTGGAACCCCAAGCATGGTAACATCTTCAACGGTTATTTCAGCACCATCTTCGTACTGTTGCTTGCGATCGCCAAGCATTAGAACCTTGACACTAGCACGAGC